CCGCTATGACGCTGGCTCAGGTGCTCCTATTAATGTTCCCGGCAACAGCAACCGTACAACGATTCAGAGACTGTACCTTGACCCAGCGAATAACTATTGGGTGCTGTGGGGACAGGAGGTCTATCGAAACTTCTTTGAGGCAGAGGCAAACCTTTTATCCTATACGCCAGAGGTTCCCTTCCTCTTGCAGTCCAGCATCTTTCTAGGCAGTGCTGTCATTGAGAAGGGTAAGAATGACTGGGATGTCAATGAGGCCATCTTTATACCCAACGGTGCCTCGGGTGCTGGTCAGGGCGGTGGCGGTACAGCCATCTCTGAGTACATCAATCTCACAGACACCCCTGCCACCTATGCACTGGATAAGCGTAAAGTGGCTACAGTCAATGAGCTTGAGCTGGGACTGGAGCACGACTACCGCAGCAAGTACGTGGATAATTACGCTGAGGGTTCGCCGTACTACCCGCAGGAGTGGGTTTCTAATAGTACATGGATTGCCATTGCGAATACCGAGACCACTGAGCCTGCATTCCCGCAAGAGGTAGGTGAGCTACAGGCGTTGTACCCTGACAGCCCACCCTTCAGTGAGACCTCTCAGGTGGCACAGGTGCGCTCTGGGTACGGGGCGACATTCACCCAGAATGGTGAGGTGAGAAGTCTTAAAGTCTGGGTGCCAGAGATTAGTGTGGACATTACCTATGCGCTGGTGTTTATCAATGACCCCAACGGGACTACACCGTCCCTCACCCGCATACCTTTACGCAATGACCAGCTATCGGTTGGTGCGTGGTCAACGGTTTCAATCGGCAAGCAACTGTACACCGTAGGGTCTGAGGTGTTGGTTTACCTTGAGTCCTTGAACAGAGGCACATCCAACACGGTTACGGGTGGCTGGACGTACAATGGGCAGGACAATGTAGCCCCTCCCGCGACTTCTGGCTGGAATCACAATAACGCCAAGACGCTTGTACGGATAGACAAGACTGACCTAGACACCACAGACCGCAGCAGTGAGCTGTTGGGTATTGTGTCAGGCTCCACCCTGCTGTTTGCTGAGACAGCTAACCCACAGAACGCACAGACCTATATCACCCTGTCGCCCCCAACAGACCAAGGGACGTACTTTGAGTACGCAGTGACCCTGACGAATGAGACAGGCAGCTTGGGGACAGGAGTGACTACTACGTTCACTGGTACGGTTCCTGTCGCACAGGCCACCAAGTTTGTCTTTGAGGCTGATAAGTTCCTCAACTACCCCGCATGGGCTGACATCACCTCATTCCTACAGTACGACGATGTTGACCAACCCGTTGACCAGAATATCGGCTACGGTATCAACTTTGACTTTCAGCAGCTATCTGCCTCAGCCGACTGGGACCTGATTCCCATAGGTGGTGGCGGTGGGGGTGGTGGAGGTGACTTTACACCAGAAACATTCGCAGGAGCAGGGACAACAGGCTACGTGCCTGACCCTGTTACTGAGGACGGAAAGTACCTACTGGACGATGGTACTTGGAGCAACACCATAGACGGTGGAACATTCTAACTCTAAAAGGAGCAATCTTATGCTAATGCAAGGTGATTTGAACAAAGTACTCAAGGAAGTCAACAAGATACTTGAGGGGGCTTTTGAGAGGATTGAGGCCCTAGAAGACAAACTTATGCGCTTGGAGGCCGAAAAAGCACCAAAAGTAACAAAAAAGGTAAATAAAGCTGCCTAAGTAGGACACATTTGGGGAAAAGTGTGGTAGAATATATGTATAAGCATAACAATATACCACACTTGGACTCTTATGTGTCCATGACTCATACCTAGAGAGGGGGATAATATGAGCGTAGAAGAAGATAATGAAGAGTACTTTGCTGCCATGAAACAGATGTTTCAGTCTGATGGCTGGCAGTACTTCATAGACGACCTGCGAGAGAACGTACACATCATCAACGACTTGCAGTCAGTATCAGATGAGAAAGACCTCTTCCACAAGAAGGGGAAACTGGACACAATTGGCCTCATACTAAACTTTCCTGAGACAATCAAGAGAGCGGAGGAGGACCTAGATGAAAGTCCTCAATGATTATTACTGTCCATCCTGTGGACGTACGAAAGAACATTTTGTAGAGAACAGCGTTATGACCGTGAGTTGCCACTCATGTTCTGAACCTGCTACAAAAGTACGCGCTGTCCCCAACTTCATGTTACCCGGAAATGACCCGGCAGGGTTCCCAACTGCTGCGGACAAGTGGGTAAAGAAACGGGAAGAGAAGCGGCAACAGGAGCTTAAAGCTGACCCTTCAGCAGGGCTCTAACATTACACCCCATAATGCGTAAGCACGGAGTACATAATAATGGCAGCAGAGATACTAGAGGCACAGCCCGAAGACACACACCTTGACGAACTACCAACAGACCAAGCGGCAATGTCGTCTGCTGAAGTCGCCACCTCATTTGAAGGTGTTGACTCCACAGAAGCACCGCAAGGACAAGAAGACGACCTACCGGACAAGTACCGTGGGAAGTCAATCCAGGAAGTAGTCTCAATGCACCAAGAGGCCGAAAGGCTCATTGGTTCACAAGGGAGTGAAGTAGGGGAACTGCGTAAGGTTGTGGATGGTTACATTCATAATCAACTCAACTCTCAACCAGCAGCTGAACCGGAGCCTGAGATTGATTTCTTTGAGGACCCGAAGGAAGCTGTAAACAGAGCTATTGAAACCCACCCTGAGGTGGTACAGGCCCGACAGGCAGCACAGAATATGGAGCGTTCTGCATCAGTGCAGCAGCTTCAAGCCAAGCACCCCGACATGGCACAGGTCCTCCAAGACCCCAGCTTTAGCGCATGGGTACAAGGCTCTCCTATGAGACAGGAGATGTTCGCACGTGCAGACAAGCAGTACGACTTTAACGCAGCTGATGAACTCATCAGTACGTACAAAGAACGTGCTACTGTCGCCCAACAGGCTGTACAAACAGAGACCGCAGCACGCCAACAGGCAGTGCGGCAGGCTTCCACAGGTTCTTCCGCAGGTGCTAACACAGGCGGGGCGAAGAGGGTTTACCGTAGAGCTGACATTATTAAACTTATGAAGAACGACCCCGACAGGTACGAAGCACTCTCCACGGAGATTATGCAGGCGTACGCAGAAGGGCGAGTTCGCTAACGTATATAGGAGCCTATCATGGCTGGTACAAACCCTTTTAACGCTGCCCCACAGGTAACGTCAGTCCCCGGCCCCGGTGGTAACACTGGTACAGCCGCAACATTTATCCCCCAGATTTGGTCGGATGAAGTCATTGCCGAATACGAGAAGAATCTTGTACTCGCTAACCTTGTAAAGAAGATGTCCATGAAGGGCAAGAAGGGTGATGTAATTCACGTACCTTCTCCCATCCGTGGTAACTCTTCACAGAAAGTCTCTGAGACCTCTGTAAACCTGATTGCTGACGTCGAGCAAGAGTTGATTATCAACATCGACCAGCATTGGGAATACAGCCGCATGATTGAGGATATTACCGAAGCACAGGCACTTGCCTCGCTGCGTAGGTTCTACACCTCAGATGCTGGTTACGCTCTGGCCCGTCAGACAGACTCTGTTCTGTTCTCTCGTGGTACTCAGTTGGGTGACGGTGACGGTACTTCTTTTGCTACCTCTGCCTCTATTGAGCCCGGCGTAGTCACTGCTGGTGTTGGTGCTGCATCTATTACCCCTTGGGGTGGTGGTGTTCCTGCCAATGAGTTCTCTGACCGTACCATGCGTGACGCATGTCAGGTGTTGGACGACAACGATGTGCCCATGTCTGGTCGCTTCTTCGTCATTCCTCCTTCACTGTGTAATACCATCCGTGGTATTGAGCGTTACAACTCCACAGACTTTGTGAACAACAAGGGTACTGTGACTGGTAAGATTGGTGAGCTGTACGGTGTAGATGTTTACGTCTCCACTAACGTACCTACTCCTGATGGTGTTACTGGTGCACGCGCTGCACTGATGGCACACAAGGACGTGTACGTACTCGCTGAGCAGATTGGCGTACGTTCGCAGACACAGTACAAGCAGGAATTCCTGTCTACACTGTACACTGCTGACCGCCTCTTCGGTACTCAGTGCTACCGTCCTGAGTCTGGTGTCAACGTAGTTGTCGCAGGCTAATCTTTTGGGGGTCCTTCGGGGCCCCCTCAATACACATAGGAGGCTCACATGAGCACAGTACAGAACCCAACGTCCAGCAACACACAACGTGATGTTAGAGACGTAGTAAACACAGGGACAAGCGCAGGGCTGGTTGACAGCTTCTACGC